CTGCTCTTTTGTTTCCCAGTCACGATCAACGGTTAGAAAAAAAGAAAAAAAAGGTAACTCCCAAAAAACGTGCTTGTTCCATACCTAAAGATTTCAATCCCCCGGTAACCATCGCAAGCGATGAGAACCTTGATCACAAAAGAGCAGTTGAGTATTTTCGTAATTGGGCTGAAGCAGGTGACAAGAAATATGTCGATTGGATTGCTTGCTACAGGAATGCCTGTAGGAATTGGTTAAAGGATAAAGTTCCTTCCTTTAGCAAATCCACTAAGGTTAATCGAATCTCCTTAGACTGATGGATTATCAGATATCTGAACAGGCAGTACTATCTGCGTGTCTACGAGATGATAGTGGATTATCAAGTGCCAAGGCTTGCGAGCTACTCACTGAATCTGATTTTTCATCAGAGGCTCATCAGAAGATCTTCAACCTCATCAATCAGAAGCATGACATCAATGAGGTCGATGTTTGTATTGAGCTACCTGAATGCTCTCAAGAAGCTTTAGCTCTAGGTGAGCGCTATGGTGGGGGAAAGATTGATCGGTATGTTGAGCAATTGGTTTCCTCAAGAAATCAAAGGATAACTGACTTGGCTCTCAAGGAAGCGATGGAAGCACTTGATCAAGGGACATCAGTTGAGAATATTGCAGGTCAATTCAATAGCAAAGTAGCCAAGGCACTATCGTCAGGGAGTGGGCAAAGCAAGGTGAGTAGTGCAGTCAAGAAAGCAAGGGATGAGTTCTTTGCTATTGATGAGGGTAACTCAACCGCAGTATCTACAGGATTTAAAACTTTAGACTTTGCATTCGGTGGAGGTTTCCAAAGGGGTAGGTTGTATGCATTGGGGGCAAGGCCGGGGATTGGTAAGTCAGCACTTGCCATTCAGTTCTCTCATCATGTTGCTTCCAAAGGCTACAGGGTCGCTTATGCTTCCCTAGAGATGTCTGCAACCGAGTGCGCGGGTCGGATGCTTGTCCGTGACTCAATGGTCTATCGTCCGAGAAAGAAAGGTGACCTGACTGAATCCAAGCGACAAAAGATTCAGGAAAGTGTTAATCGTATGAGTAGTCTTCCCCTGACCTTCAAGGATGATAACAAAGCGACATTGGATTCCTTCCGAGCATTCCTCTTCCAAGAGAGAGCAAAGGGTGACTTGGGACTTGCAGTGATTGATTATCTCCAACTCCTGTCAGCACATGGATTTAAGTCAAGGACTCAAGAGGTCGATTTCATATCGAGGTCATTAAAGCAATTGGCAATGGAACTTGATGTTCCCATCTTAGCCTTGAGCCAATTGAATAGGAACTTGGAAACGGCAGGTCGAGATCCCATGTTATCCGATCTCCGTGAGTCAGGGGCAATCGAACAGGATTGTGATACAGCAATGCTTCTCTCCGTTCACAAAGAGGATGAAGAGGAATCACTTGATGAACCAACCGAGGTAATCAAGTGCCACATAGCCAAGAACAGAGGTGGGCAAAATGGGTTGGATGAATTGTTGGACTTCGATAAGGCTCATGGATTGTTCAGCGTTAATCTTCCCAACAGGCTAAATTAAGCCCAAGAAGGCATCAAAAAAGCGTCTTAATCACTCACGAGGGTAAAGACTCATGTTGCGAAATAAGACGCTTTTAAGAGGGGGTACGGGGTTGGTTATAGGAACCTGTTAAACCAACCCCTGTTAAACATCCATTTAATTATCCTGAATACAAAAAAGAATGATAGGCTAAGTAGTATTTTTGGTAACAGGTCATCATCGTTATTCTGCTTACTCATCAGTCCCGATATACAAATGTTATCAGTATGAGTAGTACTATCATGAAACATAAGTATCCTGTGATTGTCATCCTAAGTTCCTTTCCAATTTAACCTCCAAATGCTCAACCACTTGAGCCTGTATCTGCTCAACTCTTTGCTTAGTTACTCCATGATCATTTCCAATCTCCTGAAATGTTTTCTTAGGCATCTCTTCATCGCTTATTAATTGATGCAGTCTGAATGCTAAAACATCTACAACTATTCCAATCACTTTTGATTTAACTTTGCCTTTAGATGTAAGTGCAATCTTGTTCAAACTTCTGTAAGAAATTAAACTATTCTGAGGGATGTCAAGTTGGGTACTTAGATGGAATTTAATATCCCTGATTGGCAACTCATACTTGAGCATTAATGCTTGGTAAGACATTCGTCCATCCATGAAATCCTTGAGGATTCCTTTCGCTGTTCTATTATCTATACTTTTACTAATATATGTCATAATGTTTTATCCTTTCTTTGGGTAATCTTGTATTTTGTAATTTAGTTTATTCATGTAGTTTCTTCTCTCGGTTTTACTACCAAGAAAATAAATGTATCTGTGCTTCTGTGGCCGATCTATAACCTTGAATTTATCAGGGTTTGCTTGTCGATATTCCAAGGTGTATCTCTCTGTAATGGTCTTAGAGTGTAAAGGTTTGGTCGTTTCAAAATCCATGAACATATCATCAGATTTGATTGTCTCCTCAACCATCTGCCACTCGGTTCTCTTGTCACTCAATCCTGTGTAAATGAAATTGGTTGCCTGATATACTTTGCCTAAGTGATCCTGACTAGTATCTGCATAGCTAATAATGATCTTGGGTCTTGGAAGTAATTTGAATGATCCACCAATCAGGTAGCTCGCTTCATTCTTTCGATTGTATTTTAAGACCAACCTTTGCAACTCGATTACCTCATGCTTGTACTCCTTACCACATACTCCAATTGTCAAAGAGTGACTTGGGGGTGATCCATATAGAATGACTCCGATCAACTCATCCCCATCAAACATCCCAAAATAATGGGATGCCGATGGGAAGCGATGAGCATAATGGATGTCGATCACAAATGGAGTAACATCCAATCGAGTGACTTGTCTGATCTTATAGTTCATTCTTTAGCCAATCACTGTACATCCGATTAAGAGAGTTAAAATAGAAGTTCACTAATCTTGGTAGCGTCTTGATGTCACCAACGATCATCCTATCCATGTGTAGCAATTCACCTTTTTCAATCTCAAAGGGTAGTTGCCACTCTTCATCCCAACCTAATGTACATCTGATTTGTAGGCTGTGATTGGGAATCCACCATGTCCATGCACCCGTCATGGAATCGATATCGAACCTGAATTCATCTTGAAACATCTGAAAGGATTCACCATCTCTTCCTGTGCCTATGATGATTGGCTCATTGCCAAGTTTAAGTAGGAACTCTTCAAGTTGAGCTACTAGTTTTTTCTGTTCTTCAGTCATTGTTAGTTCCCCACCATACAACTTTGACCTCATTGAACAGGCAGTTATTGTCAGTCAATTCAGTAGGCACTCCGAAATGATGTGCTAACTCTTTAAGCTGATATCTGAAATCCTTATGGGTATCATAGGTTGTCTTACTGATCACATGAGTAATAAGTTGCTTTGCTCGCTCAATGGGTAGGGATGCAAGTTGCCCATACACCTCAAAGATATTCATATTATCCCCCCAACCTTCAGTATCCTGATCAAGAGTCTCATCAACCTCCTCAAACTCTTCGAGTGCTTCTAAGTCTTCAATGACTGAGCTAATTCCATCAGAATTGTCCTCATGATCATTGCTATAAAACTCAAGGCATTCATCATGTGTATCTACATCAGACAGGAAGTCATCAATGCCTGTAAGTCCATATAGTAATTTGTGCAAGGTTGGATTGCATCCATCATGCTGATCCTCGTAATTGACTAATGACTTACCCCAATCTGATCCTTCAATCAATTCCCTGATCTCTCTTAACTTGTCATTTGCCTCATCGACTACCTCATTGTAGGTACTTTGAGCATCCTCAAAGGCCCACTCAAAGTCACTTTTAGCCTGATCAATGTCAGCGTCATTGTAATCCTCTAATAAGTTTGTGAGGGTATCAATATCATCCCTTGAGGGTTTGACTAGTTGCCATGCGTTATTGTTTGTCTCTACACTAGTAGAGGTTGATTCACTATTTGTATTATCCATTTTTGTATCCTTATTTATTTATTGTTTGAAGTCAAATATATTTTTATAATTGGTGAATAAAGCACTATTTGTGCAAGTATTAATCCGATAAACTCTAAGTCTAATTGGCTCATGATTTTACGCTTATATAGTTGTCAATGAAGTTGCGAAAGTCACCCCCTCGAAAGATCATGTCCACCTGTGGTTTATCTTTCTCAAAATATTCTGCGTTATGCTCTGTGACTTCTCTACGTAATGCTCTAATGAGATGATCAGAGTTTTTTGCAATCCATTTAATCTTTTCTATTTCTTTATCAAGTTGGTTTGCTTGTATGTTAAACAATTCTTCTTCATTCATAATTTTATCCCTTTCTTAATTGCGTAGGTAGTAAGGGATTAAACCCCTACTACCTCTGTGATTATGTTCCTGAACTTTCTTGAATCCTTTTCACTGAAAGCACCTCGCCATTGATTTTCTTCCTTAGATGCCCCCTTTGTGTTTCTAGTGGGGCGATCATGGGTCATATAGGCCGTGTAAGCATTCATTGCGTCCCATGCTGTTTGACCAAAAGTGCCCAAGGTTTCATGATGGAATTGAGACAACATCCGATCTCTTCCGTTCTTTGACTTGGTAGGAATATCATCATCATGCTTGCCATCAATCTTGAAATAGATGTTTGCCATTTTTCTCATTTGTCCACGTGTCACGTTTACACTATCAAGGTGATTAATATCGTTCTCAATTTTAGAGAAGACTTGTTCCATCCCCGTAGCCTGACTTAGTGCCTCGCTCATAATTGCCCTTTGGTTTCTCGTATGGCGAACCTTGATCACCTGATCATCTGTCCATGTCGCGCAACCATTATTACACCATACCCTAAGCAATTCAGTCTTTAGAATAGTGGAACTTGATCCATCAAATGATGTGTGCGCTGTAACTCTTTTTTGCAATACATCACCCTTGGTCTTTTTGCCAACGTGTATTTGACCACTATAAGCGCTTATGAAAAGCCTTTTACCCTCATGAGTGAAGCCTGACTCTTTATAGTCAAACCCCATAGTCTCTTTGAGCGCGTCCATGAAAGCAAAGGCTTCAATAGGTTGCAATAAGTCATAAGAGTCTTTGACGATTGCTAAAGGGCAACCCCTATCGTCTAAGATACGTGAATAACCTTTGCATACTTGTGGGATATCTTCTTTGCTATAATCCTTAACATCTAGGAAAGAAAGGATATCGTTGATGCTCTCGCATTGCGATACGTCTTGAACCTTAAACTCCCTAGGCTCTAGATTTGGCGTTTCAATTTCCGAGCCTGTAAAGACTCGATTCGATTCATTATTTAATACTATCATGATTATTGTTTATTTGTATGATTAATAGAAGTCAAATTTATTTTATGAGATTA